TTGGCAAATGTCGCTGCAATTAGAAGTCAGTCGTATAGTGGTAGAAGATTTGGTGGATCTGTTATGGAAGGCGAAAGCTATCTAGTAGGTGAAGCAGGACCAGAGATATTCACACCTGCCAGCTCAGGCAATGTGACAAAAAATAGTGACATTGGTAGTGACAAAGTTGTAAATGTAAACTTTACAATCAATGCAATGGACACAACAAGTTTTGACGAAATGTTATTAAACCGTAGAGGAGTAATTCAACAAGTAATAAGAGACGCTGTTTTAGAAACAGGTCAAAGGAGTAGATTCTAATGGCTGACATAGCAACACAATACCCAACTACACCAAGTTTCAACGCAGTAAACTTCAAAGTCAACACACCAACTATTGCTACAACTACATTCAGTGGCAAAAGCAGACGCACAGGTTATGGACATCAGTTTTATGAATTTGAAGTAAAATATCCTACTATATCGCCTAGTGATTTGGCAACAGTGCAAGGTTATATTGCACAAACATATGGCAGTCAATTGAGCTTTGAAATAATACTGCCTGAAATCAGTTATACAAGTTTAACCGCACAAACGTCTAGCACACCACAAACAAACACAACATATGCAAAAGGTATAAAAAGTGTTTTGCTAACAAATTGTGGTGCAACACAACCTGTGTTAAACGCAGGAGACTTTTTTAAATTTAGTGGACACAGTAAAGTATACCAAAGCATAGGCGCAGTGACATCAAATGGTAGTGGCGAAGCAACTCTTAATTTTGCAGGCGCTTTGGTTGAAAATGTAGGCAGTGGCGAAACTCTTACAATTACAGCAGTGCCATTTACAGTAATCAATCTAAACAATGTGCAACAGTATGATGTTGGTATTGGAGGACTAGCAACAGCAAGTGTGTCAATGAGGGAGACTTGGTAAGTGAAGCCTTTTTACACTGAACAATATTTGCGTGATGAATATTATAGAGATCATCAATTCGCAGTTGACTTGATTGAAATACATCTGTCAGGTGGTGCACTCTATCTTGCAAGTGGTGCAATTGACATTGATTTTGATTCAGACACAGCACCTGATGCAGGCTCTAATACATATTCAGCACAAGGACAGTTTTTAGGTTATACACCAATCAACGAAGACTTTGATGTAAGGGTAGGCAAATTTACAATTAACCTAAGTGGATTACCTACAGGATATATTGACAAATTTGTAGGAAAAGAACCAGAAGGATCTACTGTTGTTGTTCACAAAGTATTTTTAGATCTAACAACACACGAAATTATAGGCACTGATTCGGCAGGTGCTACACCTAGTTTACTAATGTTCAAAGGTGAAATATTCAATGTTAACCTACAAGAAACAGAAAGCACCTGTTCAATTACAGTAGATGTGTCTAGTGTGTTTGCAGACTTTGAACGCCGTGCAGGAAGAAAAACAGCTGACTGGAGCAACTGGTTATTCCAAGGCGTAAAATATGACACAGCATTTGAAAAAGCAGGCTTTGTTGGCAACACAGAATTTTTATGGGGAAGAGATAGTTAATGATTTGTAGAAAAATGCAAACAGAAGAATTAAATGCTACTATAACACTGTTCCGTCATTATGCAGGCGAAGCACACAAGTTCAATGAAGAACTAGGTGAAGAGTTTGATGAGAATTCAGTAATAGAAAGCATTAGAGCAAGAAACATACATCCTGAATATGTATGGTTTAACCTCTATGACAACAATCGTCCTGTAGGATTTGTTTCATCTTGTATCACACAAGCACCTTGGAACAAAGAAATACACTATGCACATATTGAAATGATTTTTATATTAGAAAGTCATAGAAACATGGACAATTTTAAAATGCTTCTAAAAAATGTAGAAGAATGGGCAAGGATGTTTGGTGCACAAAAATTAACAGGTGGTGACATTGGTATCAATCCTGAAAGAACAAAAAAAGTTTATAATCATCTAGGTTTTGATGAAAGTTGTTTTATGAGCAAGGAACTAGAATATGTCTAATATAGTTAAGAGCATTGGAAACGCAATATCAGGAGTTGTAAAAGGTGTTGTAAAAGTAGTCACAGGTGTCGTTAAGGCAGTTGTTGATGTTGTTTCTAGTGTCATTAACTTTGTTGCACAACCTTTCTTAAGCATATTTGACATGCCTAGCATGCCTACTGGGGATCAAGCGGCGGCACGAGAACAAGGTGTTACACTAACACAATCAGGATCAAATGTCCATATTCCTGTTGTGTATGGCTTTAGACAAGTAGGTGGCACAATAACCTATGCAGAAACAGGCTCAGACAATAACCAATATCTTTGGGTAGCATATGCACTGTCAGAAGGTCCTGTTGAAGGTTTGTATGACATCTATATAGACGATCATAAATTAAAAGGCGAAACTGTTAGAAAATTAAACAATGGACAAACAGTTGACATTGACTATGGCAAATATAAAGGTAGAGTAAAATTACAATTCAGTCATGGAAATTATTTTGCTACTCCAAGTTCATCACCAGTAGGTGGTTGGAGCATACTTAGTGAAGCACCTAGTTGGAAGACAACAATGGTCTATAATGGTGTAAGTGTTTTATTTGCTCGCTATGAATGGAAGAAAATTGAAACACAAGATGACGCAGACAATAATCCTTTCTCAGGCAGTATACCTGCAATTAAAGTAGGCATGCTTGGTAAGAAGGTGCATAAAATTACAGCGTCAACTGGTAGCACAGCATATGATTCAGAAACAGAAGAATATTCTACAAACCCTGCAGACATTTTGTTAGACTACATGCGTAATCCACGCTACGGTAAAGGACTAGCAAATGACGACATTGATTTTGCAAGTTGGTTGGTTGCAAAAAACAAATGTGCAACCACAGTCACTTATGTGAATGGCATAACTGGTCCTATCCTAACCTGCAACTATGTGCTAGACACAGGACAAACATTATTCAACAACACTAAAACACTGCTAAGTGGATTTAGAGGATACATGCCTTTTATACAAGGCAAATACAAATTAAAAATTGAAGACGCAGGTAATCCTACAGACATTACAAGTGGTTCTGCAACTATTGTTGCTACATTCAATGAAGACAACATACAAGGACCTGTAACATTTTCTGCTGTTGACAGAACATCAAAGTATAATGTAGTGCAAGTCACATATGTCAACCCAGACAAGAAATTTTCAACTGACACAGTAATATTTCCTGAAACAGATGCAGAGCGTCAAACCTACATCAACATAGATGGCAGGGAAAACAAATTAGATGCGGCGTTTACTACCATTACAAACTTTGCTATTGCCAAAGACATGGCAAGGCTTATGTTTAACAAATCAAGATTTCAAGAATCATGTAGCCTTACTGTAAGTTCGCAAGGACTAGAACTAGAAGTTGGTGACTGTATCAGAATACAAAGTTTTAAATTAAATTTTGGCACAACAGTTTGGCGTATTGTGTCAATGCGTATCAACAATGACATGACTGTAGATTTAGGTTGTGTTAGAAATGATGACAGTTTATATCCTTACACAACTGTTGGTGAAGAAGATATTGTTTTACCACCTTATGTGCCTGTAGGTGCAACAATTGAATATCCTACGGATTTAAGTTTATCACCACCTATTGGATTGGTGCCACCAACTGGAGGAGGCAGTGTTGTTTTACATACGCCACCTACCATTAGAAGCATTACACCATTTATTACAGACAGTGCTGGCTACACAACTGTAACAGTAAGCGGATTAAATTTTGTTAGTGGTATCACAGCACAATGGATTGGCAATGATGGCACAATTTACACACCTGACAGTGCTGGAGGTAGTCAAGTTGTTTTTGTTAGTTCTACAGAACTTACATTTGAAACAATCACAGCAATGGATGAAAACAATTCACCATATGATTTGAAAATTATAAATCCAGCAAGTGCAGGTAGTTTAAGTGCAAGAATAAACAACTGTTTGGCAATAGAAGAAACTGTTGCACAACCAACACCAGATCCAGATCCACCTATACAGGATCCACCGGTAATAGAAGATCCACCTGATGATGACGTAACACCACCAGTAACAGATCCACCACCAGAAGGACCAGGTGACAATGACGATCCTGTAGATCCACCAGCTCCTGTTGTGACATTTGATGACTTTGTAGAATTTATAGAAGTAAAATACACAGTTGAAGGAGATTTAGTTTATGCCACTATCAAAGGTGTGCAACCAAATCGTGCAGACTACAAAGAATTACTGATCTATTATAAACGAAACATTGCAAGTGAAACTGTTTATCAGCAGATGACAGTGACAACTAAACCAGGTGCAAACCAACAGTTTACATTCCGTTTAGGTCCACTGTTGAAAGGTAGAACACCATATCAGGTTATATCAAGAGTAAAATACTCAACCAATGAATTGTCTACTAGAGTAAACAAAATTATTCTAAACACCAGTGGTGCAGTCACTATTGAAGATCCTAGAGATTATGTTGAACAGGCAAGCACAGGTTGGCCTGCAGATCCAGGTGAACAAGTCACAGCAACCAATAATAAAATTAGCGTTATAAATGCACAAACATTATTGACTGGTGGTAATCCTAGAGATCCAAAAGAATTACAAGTGTCAATCACACAAGACATCAACAACCAACCTGTTAATTGGCGTGTGAATGGTGTTAACTTCTACTATAGAAGTTCAGCTGGCAGTGCTTGGACCAAAGGCACTTACCTATTTTCAGGAAATTATGTGCCAGGCACAACACAAACATTTACGCTAGATGCTGACATAGGATCACCAAGTTATCCTAGCATTCCTACAAGTGTGCAACAAAAATATGACTTTGTGTTCCGTTTGCGTTATGACACAGGACAAGAGTCAAGCGAACAAATAAGAATTATAGGTGCAAGAACAGAATATAGTGGCACAGGTTTGTATGATTTTGATCCTTTCACAGAAGTTCTTAACATTAGAGAAAAAGCAACTGATTTTGATCTAGAAGTTGCGGATCCAAGTGCACCAAGTGCGGCAAGTTCAATGACTATTGCACTAAACCAAATAACCTCAACACTGAGTGGCAACAAGGCAATACGGTTTTATGTTAAACCACCTGAAGCAAGTGTGTTGGCAGATTGGCGTGGTGTGAATATACGCTACAGAAAAGTTATACCAGGTGCAGATCCAGACTTTGAAACATTTACCAGCACAAGCACAGGTATTAGCAGTCTAAGTGGACTACAACTTATAGAATTAGAAATAGATTTTGATCAACAATATGAATTTGTCCTAACACCATTGTATGCGAATTCAGGTGCAAGAAGCGATTCTACAGAAAGTTTGTTTGGCACTGGCTATGTGCATAGAGCACAAACAAGAGATGATTATCCTTCAACAGGCAACTGGTTGCAAAGTTTTAACTTTGTAGATATGAAAACCAGCCTTGCACTGAAAACAATTGATGCGGCATTCCCTGCTCCACCAACACCAATTGTAGATATAGTAGAATGGAAGTTATTGTCAGTGAAAAACAATTTCTATATAAACCATTATTATAAATTAACATTCGATCATCGTGCAATATCAGGTTTTACACAATTAAACATTTACAGAAGAACATATGATCCTGCGGCGGCAAGTTTTTCAATAACCGCACAGGCTAATTTTTATGGTGTAGGCCGTTGGGAAAAAATTGACATTACAAGTGTAAATGCAAGTGCAAATACTACTGTTTTTCTTCGTCCTCCTTTGCATTTTCAAGAATACAATTACAACTATGTAATTGGGGGTAGTTTGAATTTGCGTAATGGTTTTGCAGAAAACAATATA